AAAATTTTCTTGTTGATTTGCACAGATTCCGGTGAAGTTTGGACTTTCATGATCAACACGACTTCTGCAGCAGCAAGAGTTTGTTTACGATGGAATTTGAAACCCGGCGATCCTTTAAGTTCAGGGGGCGATGATACGATGTTTGAAGCACCCAAAAGTCCGAACCCGGACTACGAACCTTTCAGGAATATTGACCCTTGCAGTGATAAAATTTATGAAAGTGCGAGAGGCGATTTCACGAGCCATGGAATTCGAAATGGGATTTTGTTCAAAAACCCTATCATTATGTTAAAACGGTTCTTAGTCAAGATGGCTTCAGGTAAAGGTGAAGATGCAGTTTTGGGTTATGGCGAAATGTGGTACAGAAATTATTCGTTGAAAGAAAAATTGGTGGATGTTATGACTCAAGAAGAGTTGGAAGCGCATTCCATTTTGACAAGGATATTTTTCAACTTGCGAAACAATGGTTTGAAGACAAGGTTGAGATGGGCAGATTTGCACGACATTGATGTCAAAACAATTCCCACATTGTTGGAAATAAATTCTCAAAGCACAATTGAAACTTTGAGGAAACATGTTGTCGAAATCTTGCCTACTGTTAACAGAGTTGTGACCAACTACGTAATGGAAAGAGAAAGTTCCAAAGTGTTGGCGTACACCGCTCAGTTTTGATTAACAATGTCGACACCCGAAGTTTCGAATGTGAATTTGACTCCTAGCGCGCCTCTTGAAACGAATATAAGTAAAGAACATGAATATACAGATGTGGTGATTTTACAAGGAACTTCTTGTTCAAAGCCTTTGGACGCAATTCTCAAAGATTACATGCCAGGAGTTGGTAGAGCTGATCTTGTCAAAATTGAGGTTAAAATTGTGACCACAGCTTCAGCACAAAAGGTTTGCATTGGATTTGCGAATGTGAATTCTTCATTGACTGCTGAACAAGCTGCTATGAAGATGTCTGGATTGTACTTTGTTTCAAACAGTTATTCTGCTGGTAATGAAATTACAAGAGTGTTAATTCCTGAAGACACTTTGTCCAGACAAATCAGACCAAATTCGGCCGACTTGATGATGATGAATTTCTTGTTAAGTGCCACAGATGGAGTTAAGATTGCAGTTCATTTCTTTATCAAAGTTCATGGCATGAGGACGCAATATGGGGATTTTCCAGCCGCTTAAATTTTGCAGCTTCTAGCGCAGAATCGTCTAAAAGTGAGGAAGAAGAGCATGAAGATGATGAACAAGATGATGAAGAAGATCCTGAAGATGAAGATGAAGGTGATGAAGAAGAGAGTGAAACTTTAGTTCAAAAAAAAGAGGAAAACAGAGAGTCACCTGATGTCGATTATGAGAAAATAAAAGATGAAACATGGAGAGCTCACGTCGTTATGAAGAATGGTGAAGTGAGAAGATTGCCTTATACAGGCAAAGGTTTGATATATGAAATTTTGCAGAGCAAGATTCGCTATCGTTTGTATGATGATGGTAAATTTGAAACCAAAAATAAAAAAGGAGAGTGGGAGCTATGCGACCCACCTGATGAGATTGAAAGTGTAACAATAACTGGTATATTGAAACACACTTTCCAATTTGTTTTGTTAAACCCATCCAGATAGATATTATCTATATTGGTTCCTTAGTCGAGATACTGAGGGGGTTGGCGGTTTTCCGTTT